AACTTAGGCATGGTTTCAAAGAATGATTGCAGTTTCATAAACTGATCGTTAGTCAGACTCTCCAAGAATTCAGTGACTTCTTTCTTGGTACAGTCTTTAGTTTCCCACACTTCTTCACCTTGGAAGATTTGTGAGATACAACCTGCAGCAATAGAGAAGACAGCATCAACAGAATCTGATTGAGTAGTTCCTTCACCAGAGATGTTCTCTTTCACAAAGGTATCAAGACTAGGATAAGTCATGACAACACCAGTGTCATCATCAAGCATGATCTTGGGATCATGACCCTCAGGTTTTTCACATACAACTTCCTCTAGAGGAACTTTGATCTTAATTTCTGTCACACCGTCGTCAGGTGCAGTGATAATAACATCTGCTTCTTCACCTGCTGACTTAGCACGAATGCGAAGGAACAGATATTCGATGTCAAACGTGGGAAGATTATCAATCTTACGTTTGATCGATGTGCAGTTACGGATGATAGACTTGACAGCATTCATCATGTCTTTTTCACTGTTCGATTCCATAGCCATCAGAAGAATCTTCTCTTCCTTAACCAGGAACGGACGGTATTTTACTTTTTCACCTGTAGAAGGCAACTCACATTCGTACTCAGGTACGACAAGCTTTGGCAAAGGCATGGTTTAAAACTCAGTTTCAGTTTAGTTATTTAGTCGTCAAAGAAGGATGTCTTTCCAAGAACTTCAGCAGCAAGATTGAATGCACCACCTTGCCTGAATCTGTATCGTTCTACCTTGAAAGAAATTCTAGTTTGAAGTAGTTGTGTTCTAGCAGAACTTAATTGGTATGGACTGATATTATATGGCAAAGCATTTTCAATGTCCCATCTACCAGTAATAGAAGTTGCGGTTGGTTTCTCTTTTCTACCGTTCTTCTCTAACTTATAGATGATCATTCTAGGTGATACAATGTCGTTGTAATAGTTGACAACGTTACCAGTATCATCATGAATAGCAGCATACCATGCCTCAAAAAATCTGTTGAAGTCTAGATCTTTTGGAGACATCAGATTAAGAGTCACCTCACCATAAACAGTTCCTGTGGCATAGTTAATTCCAACACCATGGTCTCTGTGCTGTGCTGTGGTGACCTGTTTGGTGGGAGTAGATACAGAATCGCAATAGAAGTTTAGAATCTCACCTAGATTCTGACCATCAATAGTAAAAGTTTCTCCTGCTAAGACATTGGGAACTTGTAACTGTACAGCATACCTATTACTGGTTGCAAAACCAGCATTAGATAATTTTGTAAGCATTGAACTGACATCGAGTGTCATTGATTACCCCCAGACTTTTTTAGCAGGAATTCTTCTACTCCCGTTAGGTGCTAGTGGTGATTCGTCTACAAAATACTCTAATGGTAGTTGCACTGAATCCCACTCTTCCTCAGGGATCTTATATACAGGAGATTTGATCTCAGTATTTCTATATCTATGTATAGTAGAACGTGGAAAGAATAATTCTGCCCGAGTATCAGATGCTTTGATCTGGTTTACCGTACCAAGTCTAGAACCAGGAGCAAGGTAATGTAGATTTGCACCCAACCATCCAGTTCCATCTACAGCAATACAATATACCATAGGGTATCTATCGTACCACTCCATTCTTTCAGGTTGCTTAGCAGTGTAATGAAAGTAATAGATACCACCCACCTGTGGTCTGGACTGTTGGAATCCTTGGATACGTTTAGTCCACTGCTTCCTATACCAAGTCTCACTCTTACCAGACCCCTTGGTTAATGATTGTATGTCTGTAAAGATGCTCATACTTTTAACTCTTTCTCTGTGATGACTTTGAATTCCCAAAGTCTGTTCTCACAAAAGTCAACTGCTGCTTTCCATTTTGCTTGGTTGACTGCATATGTTTTCACTTCAGATATATATTTCTTCGTCTGTCTCTTTGGTTTCTTTGGTGCCTGACACTGTGCTAAAGGTTTAACCTCAACAACATATCTTTTCACCTGACCAGTAGTAGTTCTCAACTTTACATAGAAATCTGGAAAATATCTATGAGGTCTACCGTCAACAGGTGATATATAGGGTATGAAGAACTCCTCACTACCCCACTCAAGGATGTTGGGATTGGTATCGCACCAGACCATAAACTTTCTTTCCCACAAACTCCTATAAATAATTTTTGTAGGGTCACCTTTATATTTTTGGAAGTTCGACGGTGTGAATCTACCTTTGTACGCCATAACTAACGTTTAGAAGTATTTATCCATGGCAAAAGGACAACCTCTGGTATATCCAAGACAAGTTAAAGGTGATGGTCCTAAAGACTACCTGAAAATCACTGTTGCTACTGAAGGTGGGCAGGGTATCTATCAGTTCTTTTCTGGTGGTAAAGGAAGATCTACAGGTGGTTCAGCAAAAGCACCTGTAACCAAAGCACAAGCATCTATCTTTCTGGCAATGCCTAGGCAGTTGTCAGTTCAGTATGGCATGTCCTATCAAGGTGTTGACTTAGGTTCTCTTGGGTCTGGATTAGTTTCAATGGCAGCAGGATTGTCATCAGGTGACACAGCCGAAAACATCGCTCAGACAATTTCAGCAAAAGCAAATGATGCTATGCCTGAGTTGGCATTGAATGCCGCAGCAACAGGTGTCAACAGTCTCATTCAAATGGCAGGTTTTTCTGGTGGTGTTGATGCAAACTCTTTAAGTGCTTTGATGCAAGGTAAAATCCTCAACCCATTCAGAGAGATTACATTCAGAGGTGCTCAATATAGAAACCATAACTTCACTGTGAAGATGGTAGCACGTAGCAAAACTGAAGCACAAGAAATTAAGAATATTGTAAATACTTTAAGATACTACATGCACCCCGATCTAAATGGTGGTGGTCAATCAGGTGGTAGTATCTTTGATGGTGGTGGTAACAATAGATGGTTAGGTATTCCTTCTTACTTTGACCTTGCTTTTGTAAGAATGAACGAACCCAATGGTAATAGAAGTCGTGTCAAACTAAACTCTGCATCAGAAATTAAAGACATCTACCGTCCTGGTGCTTGTGTTCTCAAAAGTTTTAATGTGAACTTCTCACCTGATGGTCAATATGTATCAACTCCTGACGGTTATGTGATGGCAGTTCAAATTCAAATGGGATTCCAAGAAACCGTCATGCTTCATCGTGCAGCACTGAAAGAACTAAACGAATTCTGATGGCAAACTATTTCTCCTATCTACCAAACATTGAAATCTCAGAGAGGACTGCTAGAAGTTCTTTCTTGGATCAGAATGTGATCAAGAATCTCTATAGAAGAGTTTCGGTTAGAGATGACCTAGCAAAATATATCTTTGCTTACGATGACTACGTGGTCAACGATGGTGAGAGACCTGACTCAGTGTCAACTAAATTCTACGGCACACCTGAGTACGATTGGATCATCATTCTATGTAACAGATATACCAATCTCTATGAAGAGTGGCCTATGGATACTCCTAGTCTTGAAGATTATCTTGACAGGAAGTATGGAAGCAAACTATATGATGTGGTTCAGTATGAAACTGATGAGATTACTGACACCAAAGGTAACGTTCTAATCAAAAAAGGAACCGTTGTCAATTCAAATTTCTTGTTCACTACCTATGAAGGTATTGTACATGGAGTCAATAAGATCCAACCACTGACAAACTATGATCTTGAACAAAGAAAGAATGAATTGAAGAGAGGTATTAAAGTTCTCAAGAATCAGTTCATTCAGAAGTTCATTGATGAGTTTGAAGAGTTGATTAAGTATCCAGATTCAGTTGATGCTGATGGACCTTACCTCAAGAGAACTCAGGTAAAATAAAAAACCTAAAGAGCAAAAAAATACCCCGAAATTTTTTCGGGGTATTTTGGTATTCGTAGGTCGTTTTTGGTTTACCACCTGTAGTTGTCGTTGTAACTACCACATGCTCTCCAAACAATTTCTGTTTCCCATGTGGTGTATCCCTCATGATAGTAATCACCTGGGATGTACCGTTCCCGTCTCACCTTATACCTACACCTTCTTGGTCTAGGGGGAGCATGGTGATAATGATGCACCTCACGTTCGTAATGATGGTGGTGCTTATCATTGAATGGTTCCCAGAACTCTCCCCAGGTGATTGCTTGAGCTGGTGCTGCTGACACCCCAACCAGCACTGCACAGGCAGCAAGCAGTTTCTTTTTGAGAGACTGCCTGCGTTTCTTTGCTTGACGCATTGCCTGTGGTTTCAGATGACGTTTCTGTTCCTTTTTGGAATGATGTTGCCAGTTGGGGGTAGTCATTTTAGAAGTCCTCTTCTGCCAGTTTCTTAAAGTAGTCTAGACTATCGTCGTCTGCTTCGGCAGACTTGTGGTCAGTTACTTGACTGGTCCAGGAGGGTGCTTCAGACACCACCTCTTCCTCTTCATCAGCAACCTCGTCATCAAGACGAGCAGTGACACGAGGTTGGACCTTACCAAGGACAAGATTCAGACGTGCTTCCAGTTCTTCATAGGTCTTGAACTTAGAAGGATCGGTGAAGTCAGTCAGAGAATACTGCTGCTTATAGATCTTCTCCAGTTCACCATCAGAGAAGTCACCGAGAACAGAGGGAGACTCGAACTCAGACTTATCATAGTTCCAGAAACCATCCTTCTTCACGATCTTGAGTTTGAAGTTGGCACCCTGCCAGAAGTTGAACACATCAACAGGACGTTCGTCTTCAAACTGAGGCTTTGCTGCCTCAACGATCTTGTCAAAGATCTTCTTGCCGTACTTGAACAGGAACACCTTGCCCTCATTCTCAGGGTGCAGAGGGTCTTTGACCACATAGATGTTGCTGTAGTAAGACAGTTTACGTTTCTGTACACGTGCCGTTTGCTTATCAGATTCCAGACCACTGTTCCAGAGGTCACGATTGATAGCACCAACAGGATCATCCTTGCCGATGGTGGTCAGGGAGTTCTCAATGTACCACTGTCCCGTAGGACCTTTGAAAGCATGACTCCAGACCTTAGCAAAAGGCAGATCCTCCCCTTCAGAGGGGGGCAAGAAACGAATCACAGCATAACCATTACCAGACTTATCAAGATCTGCCTTCCAAAGACGATCATCAGTGTAACTTTGTCCCTGAGGATTAGAGATCTTCTCGATCTCAGTCTTCAGGTTGTCGAAGTAGGAAGACTTCTTGAGTGCTGCGAAAGACATAATTGGATTCCTCGTATTTATTGGATTAACGTATTGAGTGGATTAACTCGTCCACATGATTCATAATAACACTCTATTTAGGTGGTGTCAACCTCTTTTTGAGACGTTGAATCATGGTGTCGGCATGTTGACTGAAGGTGCCTTCAAACCCGAACCTCTGACCGATGCTATCGATCTTGTGTCGGACCTCCTGCAACTCTACATCTTCATAACTTTCTAGAGTCAATCTAGTGTAGAAGATCTTCTGACGTTCAATCAATTCAATAACTTTTTCGATTCTCTCATTCTGTTTCTCTGGCGTGAGTATATTCATCACGGCAGGATTAAGAAGACGCACCATGTCTTCATGAAGAGTGAATATGTTTGCTAGTTCTGCTCGAACTGCTGGTGCATTAAAAAATTCTGCGGACATTTCTCTACTGTATTTGGACAGACCCAGTTACACAGGGAGAATACCTCTACTAGTTCTTTTGACATAGTTCAGATACTGTGCATCCCTCTTGATCTTTTCTTTCAGTGGTTTTGATAGGAGTTTGGGCACACTTTCTATCTCAACCTCATTTTGTTCACAGTAAACTACCACAGCATCAATATAATTGATGAGACCATTAGATTCCTTGACCATCTTTTCAATTTCCATAGCAAATTTACTGGGAGTCAGGAACTTCTTCTGAAGTTCTTCATTTAATTCCATGTTGCTCCTCAATAAATTCTTGCATATATTCTTTTAGCAGTGCTAGTTGTTGATCAATATCTTTTTTGATGAACACTTGAGTGCCACCAGATTCGTTTGCAATGATCACAACCAATTGCTTGACCTCACGTTCAGTGAGTTCATAGTACATTGTAGCATATGCACAGCATTGCACAAAGTAGTTTTCAATCCAATCAATTTTCTTAGGTTTGTTAGATGTCTTGAAGTCAATCACAGAAAGATTGCCATCGTATTCAGCAATGCAATCAACACGCCCAGCAAGACCAAGGAAGTCAGAATAAAGAGCGGTTTCCATGCAATGAATATTATCAATGCGATCAAGATTACTTTTAGAGCATCTGAACAGCATATTCGGAATGATTTTCTCTTCCCATTCCTTAGGATTGTAAGTATTACGCAGGTACGATTCAACAATTTCATGGTAAACAGATCCTCTAGCAGTAGCACGACCAGACTCACGGGTGGCAGCAGCCTCCCCTACACGTTGTCTCCACTCTAAGATTGCTTGCTTAGATCTGATACCAGTAACTGTAGTGACTGAGGGATAGTATTTACCATCCCTCACATAAAAACGCATACCATTGCGTTCAGTTGACTTCAAAGGTGGGATATTGAAATCCTCTTCATGATATAACCAATTAAACATTACAATCCTAGATTCAGTTTACTGATAAGATAACTGCGGACCAGACCAGAACGAACAATGTCGTTAATGTCAAACTCTACAGTTTCAAACTCTTCCATAGTAGCACAGATTCTCATGAAGTCAAGGACACCAGTCCTTTCATTTGACTTCACCAAATCTGACTGTGTGTAGTCACCACAGAACATGATACGAGTATCATTACCAACACGAGTAATCATTGAATCGAGTTCATGGAAATTAAGATTACTAAACTCGTCAATGATAAGGATGGCATTGTCAAATGTGGTGCCACGAATGAATGATGTAGACCAGAACGAGATAGACTCTTGAGATCTCAGGTTATCGTAGAGAAACTCAAAAGCATTATCGTCTGGCATTTCAAACATATACTTCACCATATTCTTATATGGAATCTGGTAAAGATATGATTTGTCCTCATGATCTCCAGGTAGGAAACCAATCTCACGGGTGGGAACCAGTGAACGGACAATGTAAATCTTTTCGTATGGTGTCTCGGGGTTCAGAACTTCTCTGAGTGCGAGATACAGAGCAACAAAAGTCTTACCTGTACCAGCACAACCATGCAGGATAACATTCTTACCTTCTTCCCAGGCACTGAAAACTTTCTTTTGGTTTTCAGTGATGGGTTCAATAGCAGCAAGTTGTTCTGTGCTGATTGGTTTGCGTCGAGACTTTTTCACCGAGGGTTGATCATCTAGAACACCTTCTAGTTTGAATGTGTTCTGCAAATTCTTACGACGTGGCATATCAGGTAAATCTACTAAGGTTTGCGCCAGGGTGTGCTCTCTGGACTTTGGACATCACTTCCTTGAATCCTTCCGAGGCAACAGGTTGACCGTAGGTGGCAACGACACTTTGATTACCAAAGTATCTTTCAAGTTCAGGATGTTCTTCTTTATATTTATCGAGATCGTGGATAGACATCACTACATTTTCTATGATCTCTCCAGTCTCTTTGTTTCTAAAGTCGTAGGTAGGCATTTGTTTAGGGGTGAATTAGAATACAAGGTTGTGTATCAGAACAATAGTCTTCGGCACACTTACAGTCTTCAGTGCACCACTCAAGAGCACGAGAGATAGTAGGAAACTCACAGATGAAAATCTTTTTAATTGCCTTGGCAATGTCCATGTGTTCCTTCTGAGTGCCATTCTTCTCACGCAATTGGATATAGTGGATCCAATTGCGAAGATTGCCCGTCATGTACATACGAGTTGGTACACATAGGGGAAGCACATTGCGAGCACACTCCTTTGCAATGCCAGCATCAAGCATATCCTGATACAGTTTCATTGCTTCACCAAAATGATGTTGCATCAGAATCTGATACTTCTGAACAGTATAAGGATCTACATCATCA